CAACTTGCTTAGACATAACATTAAACATTATACCTTTATTTACATTATTAAATACTAAAGAAACTAATTTTGTCATATGATTAAACATTTCATCATGAGTCATGTTTAATTTCTCAGTAAAAACTCCGTTAAAAACAGCGCAGTCTAAACTAGGCAGTATCCATTTTTCTTGTAACACGTCAATATTATAAAAGGTTGTTAAAGGATGTTTTTCAACACATCTATGAAACATAGGTTTTGATAGTTCTAAACCTTCATAATAGTAATCTTTATCTTCTCGTATTAAATACTCATAATAATGAGCTAATCCACAGCCAAAATCTAGAATAGAATTACTATTACAATGCTCTACACCCTCAGTCATAATTCTATATCTAGTATCAGCATCAATTTTATTGGGCCAGTCTACACCAAGATGGGTGTCTCCATGTGTATTAAAACAATTTTCATAGTAATTAACAATATTTTTATAAGTCATTTTTATATCTTTATGCTATTTGTTGTTAGTATATATGTATATCGAAGTTTTAGCAAATTTATTTTAACCAAAAAGCATCTTCTTCTTGAGCTCTTATTATTAATTCTTTTTTATCTACTTTTCTAAAATGATTTGAAGGATAATTATTATATCTATCTAATAATTCATTAAAATTGGTTATAGTATTTATTTTTTCATTTAAAGTAATTTTTTTAACTGGTAAACTACTCATATCGTATAGTAGGTCTTTTTCTGCTAAAAAAGTAAGATAATCAGTAGTCTTAATTATATCTTGTAACTCTTTAGCAGAATAATTATCAATACTCAGCCCACGAACTCTTAAAAAATTAAATATATTATAAGAGGATAAGCAAAGATCAGTATCATAATCTATATTAAAATATTTACTAAAAGTATCATCAGTATATTTAAATAAATCATTATAACTAATTGTAGTATGATTAGGAAAATATTTATCTATCCATACCTCAAACTCTATGAAATGTTCTAAAGCAGATACAAAAAGATCATCAGAAACTGTATATGTACCTCTATAATGTGCTTCGTTATACATATTTTTACTGTAAATATTATCAAAATAATAAGAAGCGCAATAACTAAGAGCAGATTCAAAAGAACATCTACTAATAACGATTATATCCGTAAAAAAATAATTACAAAATTTATAATATGTTTCCTCATCCTCTTTAAAGTCTTTAGACCTAAGCGGGGAGCATCTTCCTATTACAGATATTTTAGAATTAGATAATGTGTTTATTAATGTAGGTAAAGAAGTAAAAAAATTAGCTAAATCATGATAATTTTTAGTAGAAATATTATTAAAATTTAAAAAAGTAGTTAAAGATTTTTGAAAAAAAGTACTTCCAAGTGCTCCTGGAGTAAGAACCAATATCTTTTTTAGATTATGCATTTTTATGCCTTTGTTCTATTTCACATACTATTTGCCACTGTCTAGAAGTTAATTGTGGATGTTTTTGTTGAGCTTTTACACACCCTGATATAAAACTTCTCTCTTTGTCTGTCAATTCTTTATCTTCAAGAAATAATCGTAGTTCTTTTCTAATCCTTCGAGTCGTCATTTTTTACAGTACCACCTATATTAATTTCATGTGTATCTGGCAGATCATAAATAAAGGGATCAATCCTCATTATTTCTTTCTTCCTAGCTTGAAACTCTTTTTCAAATTTCCAATCGTCATACTTATCTCTAATCCACTTGAGCATACGGATTCTCCTTTGGTGTTAAACATAAAGTGACTCTATAAAAATCACTTAAATTCATAATGCGATGTTTAACACCGCTTTTGATTAAATAACTATAGCCTTCTCTATAGTGGTACTTTTTATCGTTTTCAAATTCTATAAAACTATTGGAAGTAGCTATAGAAGTTATAATACTAGTAGCATAAACATCTGTTTGTTGCATGTCTACGTGCCAAGGTATTTGATTTCTAGGCATAAGAATAGATAAATATAAATTATCTATATTTCTTATGGCAGTATGTTTTTTACAAGTAGTTAACCATCTTACTATACTTGGAAAATGTTTTATCATGGGAGAGGTATCACCCTTTGTTATAATATCAAAAGATTTCCAAGCATGATGACCGTATCTTTCATCAAACAAATGATTACCCATAGTAAAAAATGAGATTATCTTCTCTAAATCTTTATTATCTATTTTAGGAAGGGGTATTTGCTTGCAATTTGTCAAAAGACAATCTCCTATTCTTTAGTAGTGGTAGAAAAGGTATAGCACTTTGTTCAAAAATAATAGGATCTGCATTATCAATTGTCATAATAATTGCAACATCTTGAATACCTGTACCATACATTTCGTTATGTGCTACTGCATATGCACATCCTTGAATATAATAGTCAGTTATTTGTTTATTACTTTTCTTTTTCTTTGAAGTTTTGAAATCAATAATAGTAGGTTTTCCTCTCCAAATTCCTACCATATCTGTTCTACCTGCATATTTATATTTGTTAGACCAAAGAACCTGTTCTTGTCCCCAAATCTCTTCTACACCTTTTTCAGTAGCACGAACTAAATCACGACTCATTTGAATAACGTCTACAGTTTCTTTATATAATTCATCCCATATATCTTCACCGTTGAAATGACGTTCAGCATATTCATGTACCAAAGTTCCTCTATCAGTAGCTACTTTAGATACACGAGCAGCCTCTTCTTCTCCTACACGTTCTTTCCACTTCAATAGCCATGTTTGATCAGAAGTCTTGCCTAGTATAGTTGTAATACTAGGATAAGAGCCATCTGGAGTATGATATGTTCTACCTGTAGGTAATGTATCAGTAGCACAATCAGTAGTGTAGGTAAACTTTTTTACTGTTTCCCAGTTATTCATAATTAATCCAGTCAGTTAAGTTAGATTGAGAGTTACAATGTGCTATAAGTTCTTCTTTGTGGCTATAGTCGAGGCTAGAAATAGTATCAATAACTTTATTAATTTCTTCCATATAAGCACAGTCTAAATTTCTAGGGCGTGTTAATGGAAATATATTCCATTTTAAATTATTTTGTTTTATCCATTCTGACATATCAGGCATATCAAATATATTATTTTTATGTAAGGTAGTCTCTACCTTACAGGGATACTTACTAGCTATATCAATAGCATTTTTTTCTACAATTTTCCATACAGATCCAGAACGAACTCTATCATTAGTACTACCATAACCGTCAATTGACAACCAAAATTTTATTTGTTTAAAGCGACTAAATAGTTCTATGTCTATATCAGTTAAGGAGTGCATACAATTAGTTACATACTGTACTGTGCATATAGAAGGATTAGGATGTAAACTTAATAATTCTCTATGTCGTAAAGTCTGTAAGGGTTCTCCTCCTTGAAATTCTATAAACTCTACAGTATTAGGTATGTAATTTATGTCAGTATGTTTATATCCTTTTTTTATAGGAGTACTAGGATTTAATTTTTTAAACCAAGAGCTTGACCATTCAGGACCACACCCATCACATGCTAAACTACAGATATTATTTAAACCTATTAATAAATATTTTAAAGACACACTATTGGTAGTATAATTTTTATTCCATTGATTTCTAAAAGATTCTTTACCTATTGATTCTTCATGAAAACACTTAGAACATCCAGAAAGTTGTTCTTTATTAGCTTTATTTCTTAGGTCTTTGTATACTTTACTATTTAATATATTTTCAGTATAAGATCCAATTGGATGTTTAAATCGGCAACAAGGATAGACTATATTACCTGGTCTTACATTTATATGATTAAATAATGCCGCACAATTTGTATTGAGATTGAAGTTCTTTAAGATCTTCGACTGTGTTGACAATAGGTTTTCCTTTAGCATTTAGACTTGTATTTATTAGAATAGATTGACCATGATTTTTACATTGATCTAAAATACGCCATAAAAAGATATTAGAATCTTGACTAACAACTTGTAGTCTAGCAGAATTATCGTAAGTATTAAATGGGCCTTTTTTAATTTTAGCTATATTTAACATATAAGGACAAGCCTTAATTATATGAAACCATTCAGTAGCTTCTTCTTTTTGGCAAATGGGTGCATAAGGTCTCCAAGAATCTTCATCTCTATTTTTAATTTTATTTAACTTTTTAATATTATCATCAGTTGGCAAACATAGCAAACTACGATTTCCTAATGCTCTAGGTCCAAACTCAGCTTGCCCCTCAATTACTGCAACTATCTCACCTTTTAAAATTCTACTAGCATAGTCTTGTGCATGTAACCCTCTACTACTTTCTACTCCTAAATAAGGTGTAAAGTACGTAGGTCGTTCAAGTAGTGCAGCAGCACCTAAAGCACATCCTGCGTCACCTGCAGCTGGCTGAATTGCTATATCATCAAACTTAGTATGTTTTAATATTTCAGTGTTAGCTACACAGTTTAGTGCTACTCCACCAGCATATGCAAGTTTAGTCATACCTGTTTCTTGTTGTAACCAACTAGCCATATTAGTAATAATTGTTTGAGTAACATGTTGAACAGATGCAGCTATATCCCAATCTAAAGTACCATAACCTACACCGCGTTCTAGATCTTGTAGTGCTGTGTAATCACCTTCATAATCATAGTGTAAAATATTATCTCTAATATACTTAGACCACTTAGGTGTACCATATGCTGCAGCAGCCATTACTTGTGATTCATCAGATAAAGGTTGTAATCCTAAAAATCTAGTAGCAGAACTATAAAACAATCCTAATGAGTTAGGATAACGCATACGTTTTATCCATGTAAATTTACCTTTAGAATATATACCTAAAGAAGTAGAAAACTTATTTCCTACTGTATCTATAACCATGACTGCGCATTCTTGCCAATCAGTAGTGATAATAGAACTCATAGCGTGAGCTTCATGATGATCTACTAATACAGGCTTCGCTTTAGTTACTTTTTTAATATCTCTTTTAAATCTTTTATATGTAGTTTCTTCATAGAAAACAGCATGATCAAAGTCATCATACGCATTTTTTAACCAATTAATAGTATGAATTGGAAAATTATTATCATATTTATTACGAGAAAAACGTTCTTCATGGGATGCTCCCAAAATTATATTATCTTTTATATTTGCTGCTGCGCTATCATGATGATAACAGCTTACTCCTAGTATGTTCATCAAAGTACCTTTTGAATATGTAAGTTAAATCTGCTTTAGTTTTATTTGAGTAGTTGGGTGTATCTACAAAATCTACAAATGCCCATCTAAAGTTATCTACTACGGGCTGTATTCTATGAACCATAAAACAAGGAAATAATACTGTTTTTCCTGGCTTAGGATATATTCTTGCTATTATGTTATCAGGTTCTGGCGCAGAAAAATCTGTTTCTAATACTCTATCACCTTTAGGATTCCAACTTCCTATTTCAAAAGGTTTTCCTTCTGTTAAATAAACCATATGAGTCCAAAAGCGTCCAGGTCTAGAAGTAGTAAGTCTTCTTTCTGCAAAATCTAAATTATCAAAATGCCATTCATAACCTTCTCCAGGTTTTAAAAGTATAGCTGATTTACCTGCAAACTCACATTTCCATTGATGTGCGTGTTTTATATAATTTGCTGTGCAGTATTTTACAATCTTATCAGCTTTTTTAGCTATCTCCTCAGAAAATCCGATTTCAACTGCTCTTGTCCACTCATCTGCAATGTAATCTTCCATCTCTCAAATACCTCCGAAGCTAGTCTTAGTGCGAGATGATTATGACCATATTGATTTATATGCCCCTCACCATCAGCATAATCTTTAGCTAAATCTCTTAAATAATATTCCCAAATACAGGGATGATCTTTTATCATAGGTTGTTCTATAATATTAGGTCTATATATAGGAACTAACATTAAATTTTCAGCAGTAGCTTCACCTAATACTGCTTTTACAAACAATGAATTAGTCCTATTATACCACGCCATACGTGTAATTTTTTTAAACCAAATGTCTTGTACTAATTTACCCCATATATCTTTAGTACTAGACCAGCCATAAGGAAGTAGATATTCTCCATTTCCTTTAGGATCAGCTCTATGATGATGTCCTACTAACCAAATAACTTTAAAACGGTTGACAAGATCATTCTCTATGATATAATTAGCTTGAGCATCTAAAGTTATACCTGGTTCTTCATATCGATTTCTTAGTCCTAACTGATCAAAAGCAGGTATAGGTGCTTTATCACTTGGTATTGACCAAGAGTTTCCTACTACAAAGATTTCATTATTTATGTTCATTATTGCCTGCGGAGATAGTTACACACAAGGAGAAGGTCTTGAGAAAAAAACTCAAGCCTATCCTTACTTATTAGATAAAAATACTACAAATTTAGCACAAAGTGGTGCTTCTGAATATCTTATTACAACACAAATTGAAGAAGCTGTCAAGCTAAAACCTGATTTGATTATTGTAGGACATACCAGCGAGTATAGATGGGAAGTATGGGATGGTAAAAACCATAGACAAGGTTTTATAGTAGCTAATCATGTTTTAAGAAATAAAAAATATTATAGAAATTGGATACTATCTGAACAGATATTAAGTAATACTAGAAATACTAAAAAACATAAAGCTGCATGGCATGCAGCAGGTATGTTATATTTCTCTGAAATAGACTTAGTTCAACGTCTTTGGAGTGGTGCAGTATCAAAACAAATATTACTTGCACAAAGAGCTAATATACCTATGATCCATCATTGTTGTTTTCCCCACCTACAACCACTATTAGAAGAATTAACAGATGATTACATAAATTTTCATTTAGATTTAGAAAAACATAAAGATTTAGCTCCTGATGGTTCTCATGCAGGAGCTAAAAGTCATAAAAAACTAGCTAATATAATTATGGGTAAACTCAGCTAGTGCTTTAGTTGCTTTTCTATTAGGATGAACTTGATCAGTAGCTGAGGCAAAATGTTCTGGATGTTCTTTCCAAAAATTATGTTTGTGCTCCCAAAGTTCCCACAACTTCATTGCGCCTTTTTTATCACCGTCTGAATACTTTTCAAAGTGTGTGTAATCTCCAAAGATAGTAGTATCTTTAAAGTCAGGGTAGAAAAACTCAGTAATACTAGGAATTTTAAAATAACAATCAAAGTCAGGTTCAATTTTTTCTATACCGCCTAATAGAATTAATTTGTGCTTATACTGTTCTAATATATTATATTCCATTTTCTTTACTAATTTAATTTTTTCAAATAAATCAGTAGTGGTATATACTATACCATGTTCTGGAGTTAAATGCTTAAAGTCTCGTGTAGCACAAGTCTTAACATAAACAATAAAATCAAATGCCATTTCATGAGTTATTAAACAATTTAAAGATACAAAGTCACCCCAGCCAGGATTAGCTGCGTGTGCTACTTCATGGCCTAAGTCTCGTAAGTATCTAGACATAGAATATTTTTCAGCAAAAGCTCTAGTCTCTTCGGGGGTGAGAGTCGGATCCCACTCCCCTGCAGACCAAGAGTCACCAGTTACTAATATTTTGTAACTAGCTGTCATATTAACTACACGCTTCTACGTACTCTTTGAGTTGTTCCCATTTTTCTTCTTCTTCATCCATGTTCTCTTTACGAACAATAGTAGCAATTTTAGTAATAGTTGCTACAGGAATATCATATTCTGTTTTAATATCTTTTTTAAGTTCATTAATAGATTCTCTAATTGCTTCACCTTGAATCATGAGATCTACAATACGTGAGATTTCTTTACGTAATTCTGCTTTTAGTGCTACTTCCATTTGTTTTTCCTAGTTTATTAGTTGAAAGGTTTTTCTGATGTTCTCAGGTCTTTTTCTTATAAGTTTATCTTCTGTAAAAGTCTCCAGTATATTATTAAAAATTTCATGACTTAGTGCTGTTATATCATCAGATATAGTACCATCAACTAGCAATCTCTGATGAACCATGTTCAAAGCAGTTATTAGGTTGGCAGAACCAATAGATCTAGAATCTTTATAATCTCCTTCAGTTCTGACCTTTACTAACTCCCATGTTTCATTTTCCCAAACAGTATCGTCATCTTCATCAAATACTTCAATGGGCATACCACCTAGTATTTTCCATACCATGTCGTCATATTTTCTTATCATTATTCAATTCACTTATAAAAAGGCATAGCTTTACTGGCTATGCCCGCACACTCCCTACGGTCGTATTAGGAAGCAATCCAATCATCACGATATGGAGCTGCATAGAACCAAGCCAAAGATTGCTCAATGTTTTTAGACGGAGTTCCCCCATCTAAACACTGCTCAAAC